GTAGCATGACTGACAGTGCAGACAAAGCGAGCATACCCTCCGTCTGCATCAGCGGTATCACCAATGGCAGATGTCGTTGAGTTCGTTAGTGCAAATGTTCCTGTGTTAGACCCATGCGTGTTCTTGATTTCAATAACATAACCTGCTGGGAATGGACCGCTTGTAGTGACAGCGAATGAACCACCGGGTGTAAGCACGAGGATGTTAGCATCGCTCGCTGTGAGGTCAATAGACGTAGCAGTGCTGGTTAGCACACGGTCGAAGACAGAACGAGTGAAACGAGCAGCGTGTGTGCCACTGTAGTAGAGCACATCCTTGTCATTGTCCCCTGCTGTGGTGCTGCTGACTTGTCCACCATAGGATTGCCACATAACACCATTAGCGCCAAAGTCACCGTATTCACCACTACCATGGACCTGAGATAGAGCAGTGTGTGTTGCGACCTCTGTTGTGGCTGCAACAGCGCCAGTCGTGACTGGTGAGAAATACATTGGCGAAGGGCGGATAAAAACGCGCTTATCGTTCCTCTCACTCTGTGTAAGATTGAGGTCATTGGCTCCGGCTGCGCTTCCGTTGTATGTTGCACGCACTGTTCCAATCACAATAGATTGCTTATTGTTAGTCCCGACACCATCTGACAGATATGAAGCAGCAGTGCCGCTGATAGATGCATAGACGCCTGTTGCAGTAGTAACTGGTGTCGCTTGAGCGAACATCACGTATGGTGACGTAGATGTCAAAACGATGACGAAGAGGCATTCCTTACCACTTGACAGAGCGGTAGTCGAACCAATCTTAGAACTGCTGCCTGATGTCAGGCTGATGGTCGTGTCAGCAATAGTGTAGAGGACGCCGTCCAGAACATAACTACAACTCTCGACAGTGATTTGATGAGCCGCTGAACTACTGATTGCACCACCAAGTTGTGCTGGTGCGTTACGATTACTGTCACCGTATGCAGTCCCGTGAGCGGATAAGATACCGTTTCCGTGAACGCCTTCGTATAGATTGGTCAGTGACGGAGATAGAACATGGTCACCGTCACGAAGACCGTCATTTGTTCCAGCAGTATGTCCTGATAGTGGGTTGTCCGGCATTACTTCACCTCGATTAGAACTTGCACACGCATCTCATTTGATGATGTCTTGAGGACAGGTGCGATTGTGTGTCTTGCAACGGGGATAAATGTAGAATCAGTCCCCTTGAATTGTATGTAGACCTCTTTCAGCGTCTCATTAAATGACTGATTTGTAGGTAGAATAGCCTCAACAAGAATAGTCGAATCATCTACTATTCTCACTGTTGGGTTAAGAGTGATTGCTGGGCGGCCTGCTGCTCCATCAGATGATGTTGAAGGTGTTCCATCGAATCCAATCACCATCTCATTGATGTTTGACACAAGAGTGTCCAGAAGGGTGCGTTTGATGTAATCACTTACTGGCATCACATATCACCTCTGAATACTACTGGTATGGACTTACTACCGCCGACGACCTCTTGCGAACTGGTTGCTCCGATTGTTCCCCTCGCCATCGCCTTCCCAATGATGAACCCTGTGCCTGATGCACCGTGCTGCTTCACTTGAATGATTGGGATAGTGTTGATTCTGATGTCACCAAACAAGGACATATTCAATTCACTCACCTGTTCAATCTCAGCCTTTGCCTTTGCACTCAAAGATATACCAGCCTTGATACCCTGTAGCACTCCCTCGACGCCTGTATCTACCATCAAGAAAACAAAGTCACTTTCGCCTGTTCTAAGCGAATGTCTCGATTCTGTGATGATGCGCCTCACGCCGTCATACTCAACAATCTTACCGGGTCGTAAGTCCCATGCTTCAAGATGACCCTTGCTGCTTTTACTCCCAGCCTCGGCATTGTTAGCCTTGAGAATATTCAATGCAACACGACGGGCTTCTCTGTCACTATTGACAGTGATGTCTTCAATAATCTCAGGTGCGGCTTGTATGTCTCCTATACGACCGCTCTGTCTCTCACCGTCATTAACCAGAGCAAAGGCTGATTGATTGAGTGCCTTTGGGAATCCTTGCACAGCGATGCGGTTAGGCGTATTTGATACTGGGTTGGAAGCGCTCGGTCCAGTGCGGGTCTTAGAATCAAGTAATCTACCTGCTCCACCAAAGTTGAATGGAATGTAAAGCATGTTTCCATATGCATCGAAGTAGATGATGCGATTATCGTGTCTACCAAGGAAGCGTAGAGCCTCCATGACATTGACATCATAGAAGTCGAATGCGACGAACTCAGTGCTATGCTTACGTCTATCTTTGGTAGCATTCGTTGGTGTGCGAGGTAGAGCGATATTGACTGAAGCAAGTGATTCTTCAATGACACGACCAAGACGTAGAGCCATGTCTGTTGTTCGTAATCCAACATCTAACGTCTGACCAAGGTGCCCACGTGTGGATTGGAAACCAAGGTCAGCAGCAGTGCCACCCTGTAGATTGCGTAAAGCAAGGACTACCCCCTTACCAGACGACAAAACTGAGCCGGGAACAAGGCGCAAAGAAGGGTTGTCGGCAGAGAAAATCAGCGGTGGTCTATTTAAAGCAGCAGTATTATCCAATAATGACCCTATATAAATCGGCGAAGATGTATTCTCATGTCCAGCGACTTGAGGTTGCATGATTCGCATACCTCCTTCGACCTCAGTCAACTCATATGCACGCTCTGATGCGATAGCGAAATTAGTAGAATTGCGTTTTCTGACTGTTACCTTCTGCTGGGTATTACCTTGCATTGTAATCTCACCAACATGCACAGCGTTGTCTACAAACTTGGGCTTACGCGTATGTTTCATGATAACATCGCTGTCGCCAGTCAAGCGTTGCTGTGCGAGGTAAGGCATCACATTCCCTCCCATATACCGCTTGGTTTTGTCCATACCAATTTATCGGGGTCAAGGTTTGTTTGATGTTGTGCAAACGATTCTTCAAAATCCATTGGTGTTGATTCATCGAAGTGCATACCAAGTAAAACAGGTGAAGGGTCTATACCCATTCGGTTAATTGGTCTTGGTAGTTTTCCACGATAACCCATAACCATACCTACAGGGTCATTTGATGCCGCAAAAGCCGATGCACTCTCATGCGCTTGAGGTGTATTCCCTTTAGCCCACCATGAACCCTTTCCGTTAATTGAGAAGGGCGCAATTTTTTCATAAGCATTTTCGTGCCATTTTTCAGCATGTTGAGGTTGCACACCTTCACTCATGTTTTGAGCAACGCGTCCACCATGTATACCTCTAAAGGCTGTTACAGGCTCCATACCGGGATAATCTTCTATGTAGTTATACAACTTCATTTGACGAGAAGCCTTCAGCAACCGCCAAGCGAAAGTAAAAGCATCCATCACATATCACCTCTCAGCATTTGTATTGCTTTTCGATATTGCTTTGCTTTACTTTCTCTCAAGGTCGCTGTGTTGCTCAAATTGTATTGTAAATCAGCCAACTTAATCTTAGTTGCTTCAGGGTGTTGCTTCACCCTATTGATGTAATCGTGATATGCACCCGGATATTCTCTCTCGGTATCTCGTCTTGTTAAAGCATCAACTGCATGGCCTACATCTTCTCCAAAATGCTCATGAATATCTTCGATAGTTGCATCTGTATCTTCAACCACATCATGTAAATATGCAATGCGTTTCAAGTGCGGGTCATCGAACTGACTTGCAACGCCCTCTACATGCGTCATGTAAGGCACATCATCGGTATACATTTGTTCACCATGCATTTGAGTTGCATAATCCCTTGCTTCTTGAGGCATCTTGAGCAACCGCCAAGCGAGGTCCATTGGAAGCATCAGACATCACTCCTATTTTCCCAAAACCGAAGCGCATCTTCAGATTGCATAGGAGATTCATCAACTACAGGTAAACCAGTAACTTGCTCTGCATGATTATACAAATCAGTGGCTATACCCCCTCTACGAAAACTTGGATGAGTGTATGCAGTTCTTGGGATTAACTTATCATTTTCTACATAGAATGATACATGTCCATATTTCATAGGTTCCATACCATATTCCTCTAACCCTTGATGTGCTGCTACTTCAATAATTTTCATGTTATCATCTTCAGGTAAGTGTTCTTCTCCTTCGCTATTCCAAGGAATAAAATTATGACTAATTGAAAACTCTTCAGGATTTCCATAATAAGGAAAGTCAGGTTTAGGCATCTTAAGCAACCGCCAAGCAAGGTCCATTGGTAGCATCAGACATCACTCCAACGTGCAGCGTCTTCACGACTCATAGCAATATGCAGACCTATGCAGATGCCGATGAAGAACCCACCTATCAGTGAAATTGTAAACAATTCAAGATTGGTCACGAAGCATCACCGCTGTGGTCTGATGTATTGTAGGTAACATCTTCTTTATGCCCCTTGCTGTGCAATGATTGACTAAAGCGCGGTTTGACTGTGAAATCCTTCTCATTACCCGTATTACGAGGCGCGTCACTACGGAAGTGCTGAAGTGTATTTTCAGTGATAATAAGGCGACTAACTGTGCTCTTCAGTGTGGTCTTATCAAAGCCCGTGGCTTCAGTGCCGGGGAGTTTTGGTCCTTTTGCAACTGGCACAGTATCACTACTTGTCTCCATTAGGTATACTGGTTGATATGGTGCGTTGCTTGCTGGATTATTACTACCACCTATGAAGAACCCATCAGCGGCGCGTGCGCTGGTTGTTTCATAGGTAAACAGACCATACTTACCACCGGCAGTTGCTGAAAAGAAAGTGCCACCGTCTTGTGGACTACTGCTGTGTAGATTGTGTTCAGGTCGGAATACTTCGATATGCTGGTTATCAAGCAGACGCACTGGTCGTAGCATGAACTTGACACTGGTATCCTTGTAGTTTGTCTGTGCGCTTGTGCTGTCGTATGTTGTGGTTTGATATGGATTGCTTGTTTTCTCTCCACCGGCTAAACTACTACGACCCCAACCTGTATCATCGAATGGGTTGACGAATGAGCGTGATTCGATGATGTATGAACCGCCCATTGGTTTGACGTTAGAAGTATGACTGAATCGCATTACACCACCGTGTGGTTGTGCGGCGAATGATAGGCTTCTAAGGTCATAATCACCAAGTGTCTGCGACCCTGCTTGCATACCACCATGAAGAATGACACGTTGACCTACACCACGGTCAGCGTGTAGGCTGTGAGCCTCGGTGTTGATAGCAACATAGTCCCTGTCAACACCACTCGAAATTGTTTCAAGTGCCTCTGCATCAAGACCAATACGGGGGCTGGTTCGAGATACTGCGTCTTTATGCACGCTTGTGCCACTAACCGTCTCAACTCGGTCACTGACTACTGCTTCAGGCTTGAGAAGACCGTCTTCGTCAATCTCAAGTCGAGCACTGATACCACGCCTTAGTTCATCAGATTGTAGCGTGTCGTTTCGTGGGCGCACATATCCTTGACCAAATGCTGGCTCAGCAGTATGATGAGAGAGAACAAGGCCGGATGCTTCGTAGACATCGCTTAATTCAACCAATAGGTCTTCGTTGAACTGTGTTGGGTAACGCACACCACGACCGCCACCCATGTCACCTACACGCATAGCATTAGTAGGCGCGAACACATCAACGAGAGTGTTGGAATCATTGTTATTTGTGCTGTTCTTTGCTCCACCGAAACGAGGGATAGATGCAGTGGTAGCAGATAGAAGATTACCACTACTATCTAACACACCCTTGACATTGAAGATAGGCTTACCATTGTTCCAAATCCTCGCGTGTGGTGTTCTGTTGTTGGTGCGGTCATACTCGTATGCATCACCAGCGTCCCATGCTGGGCGAATACCGAAGCCACGCACTGGTGCGCGACGCACATCTTCGCCACGTGTGTTGCCCCACCAATCCACAAGATAGTATCCCACGGCAGCATCAATCGTAGTGACACCCAAGGCTTCGTTATCACCCCACCAATCACGGGGCACTGCTTTAGCACCACTGAAGTCACTCTCTGTTAGGTTGGCTAAGTCCTCGGTGATTGTCGTATTACCAGCAAGACCTGCCTTTGCTTGTGTGAGTGTGATGACTTGATTACCATTTGCTTCAGTAGGAACTGCTGAGACAGTAATCTTACCATTGTGACCATTCGCATGCTCTATCGCTGCCTTAAGTTGCACCAAATATGCATTCTGTGTGGATGCAGAGCCAGTTAGATTGATGGCTACAGCGATACCACCAGCAAGTGCCGAGCCAGCAGTGCTGGCGCCTGTATCTGATGATGCTGTGAGAACGTCACCAGTTGCTACGGTAGTTGCATTGTCATCTACCAAGACGTATGTTCTTGATGTTCCGTCAGTTGAGGTCAGCACGATTGTTTGCTTCTCACTCATACCACTCGCGGCATCACCGTCTGTGACTGTGAGAGTAGCAGTGGCTACACTATTGGTGTCCCTTAGTGTCCTTACAGGACATCCGTAACTTCTTGTCATGCGACGACCGTCACTGTATCGCACTTGCCACTCAGGTTTGTCTACACCAAGCATAGCCGCTGCGTTGGTCTGCCGTTCCATCATACCGACATAAGTGACGGGTAGAGTGCTGTTTGCAAGACCAGCCCCTCCAGCATAATTCCAACTCTGTGTTTCATATTCAGTTAGTGGGCCAGCCTTGTAACCTACTGTGAAGTTACTTGCACTTGCGTGTGTAGCAGCCTCTTGGTAGGCTCGCATTCCGTAGTGCCCCCATTGCGGTCGGTTCCATGGTTGGCGAAGACCGAAGCGATAACCAAACGGATAACGGCGCGTTGTGATTGATGAAGCAGCAGCAGTTGTAATCCCACTACTTACTGCATAAGACCCATCATCATCAGCATCCGTCCAGTATGTAGCCCCAGCAGCAGTGTATGCACGAGGAACATGCCATGCAGCAGACCATGCAGCATAACCGTCAAGACGGCTATTGAGAAGACCACCTCGACTACCACAAGGCCAGTAGTGACTGAGCATGACTGTGCCGCTACCTTGTGCTTCGTATCCTGACATAGCATGAATGTTCGTGGCAGTTTCCACAGAGCCATCTGCATCTTTGTAAATGAAGTCACCCACACCCGGATTGTTGAATAAATTAGTTGTGAAACCCGCTGTAGTAGTTCCTGAGAAATGCACAGCGCCTGATGATTTACCAATGAACAAACCATCTGATGTAAACAACAGAGTTCCTGCTGACATTTCTGATGCAGCGTTACCTGAGAATGTTAAGAACGTGCCTCCAACGCTTGCAACAGCAAGAGAAATCTTAGTCGGTGGCTTTGGTGTATTCATATCAAGGTTGAATGGTCCATGGCTGACAGCATAGTTTGCACCATGATAGTGAACTGTCTCAAAGTGCTCAGGCATACTATTGTATGCAGCCTTGTTGACCGCTCGGTCACTGGTGAGGTTACCCCAAGTTCTTGACCCATCGGAGTAGAAAGTATGTGGACGACCGAGATTAGGATGCCACATACATAGGAAAGCATCAGGGGTATGGAGGCTGTTTGTATCCCTTGTGCCACTCAACATCTGTGGTAGTGTCCGTGTCAACACACTGGTCTTACCGTCGTTGAATAGAGAAGATGCAGCAGCGGTCGAATACTCCCTTGTGAGTCGTAAAACAGCACCGTTTTGAGGCATAGTTGTGGTCGTTGGGACAACGATTAGATTGGTTTTGTTCATCGTAGTAGCGTTGTTTGTTGTGCCTGAACGGACAGTATAATCAAACTCAGCAGTGGTTCCGTCACTCTTTGTGTATTGCAACTTCTGCCCATAGTAAGGAACTTCAGGGAGATGTGTCGCATCATCTACTACAATACCGTAGAATGTCAAGGTGCCATTTGTTACCGCGCCACCAGTGGTTGATGCACTCAACTCAAAAGATGTATCACTTGTGACAGATGCAACAAAGGCACCCGCTGGAATACCAGTGCCAGTCACCAACATACCGGCTTTGATTTGTCCATCATCGTCGTCGTGCGCGATTGTCGGGTCGTTGTTGTAATCACAAGTAGCATTCGTAAAAGATGTAGATTGAACAGTAATAGTAGGAGAAAGGCTTGCATTAGCCAAGACCTTGGAATACATATCAGGGTAGATACTTGGATAACCAGCAAGAGTCAATTGACATCCAATTGAACCAAAACTGGCACGACAGAACTCGTAGTAATTATCAATACGACAGAGGGATAGATGTCTAAAACCAGTAGCAGTGCTATCATCAGGTGCAACCTTATGCATGATAGACCACCATGGGATGTGTAGTGTTCTCCCCGGTGTCGAATCACTGAACATACCCACATGATACGCATGTGTAGAGCGAGTAAACGGTGGACTCTGATTACCCTGCACACCGAGAGCGTTGTAAGTCAACAACGGCGGTATGTTGGTGAACTGTCCACCATGGTCGGGGTCATGGTCAAGAATAACCTCGTTGATGAACACCTCACAACCACGCACATCTGCAAGTGTAGCCTCTGCAAGAACTAACGTCACGCCACCGATAGCAGAAGCCCGCTCGCTATCATACTTGATACCGACTACGAGGTTGACTTGTTGGCTGGTCAACTCTACAGCAGAGCCGTTTGGTAAAGAGGTGGCTGAACTATGATTTGCATGGAAACCTGCAATCTGTTGTTTACGCACATTGGGTTGTATAACAATCTGATATGCGCCAACCTCAGCGGGGTCAGGGAAGTGTCTGTCAAGGGTGTAATTCCCTGCTGCTTCAAGAATGATAGAGTGACCACCAGCCTTGTTCATATCACCAGCAGTTCCCTTAGACGCAAGGATTCCATACCCGTCATACTTGACCTTGGTTTCAAACATCAGCGTGAAAGCGCCACCGTGAATATCACTTGGTCCTGATGGCAACGCTGTCAAAGAGCCGACGCGAAGTGGTGGATTGAGTGGATGCATCTTGTCTGTGATTGTAGAACTAAGAGATGTATCAACCAGCCCAATGTTGTCTTTCAGTGTAATGTAATCTTCATCAGCGCGAGATACTCTATTCTCACTACGAGAGCGTGAATAAAGACCCTGATACGCAGGATGCGCCCAATGACCCGGTAGCATAGGCATGGTTGCGTTGACGAAGTGGTGACCCATACGCGGGTATGGCATGGGTGTCAACTGCGGCTTACTATAGCGTGTATGTAGGAGTGTGTTCTGGTCACCGTCGAAGTAGAGTGTGTGTGCCATGTCAGGGCTATTACCACTAACTTCAGCATGGTCACGAAGACGGCGAGCGGCAAAGAAGCGAGTGCTTCCTGCTGGGACATAGTAAGACGGTGAGATGCTAACGGTCACAGAGGCCGGTGGATTATCAAGAAGGAATTGGTCGAAGTCAATATCTCCTATAACACCAGTAAAAGTTGCTCCACTAATACCAGTATAGGATACGACTACCGTTTCTGTGGCTGTAGAGAGTCGTAGGAAGCGGCGATTATCACTCCGCTCCTTTGATGCAAAGTCAGCATCGAAGACAGCAGATGTGACAGTTGCTGAAGCAGTCAGCGTAGTGCCGCTAAAACTACTCACCGTCAAAGATTGATTGACAACACCGCTGGTATGGTTGTAAGTCACAGGATAACGCTCTGTGTGACTGTGACCCATCTTAGTGACATGGAAGAATAGTGTCCTGTCATGTAGTTCGTAAGACGATTGTATTGGGTTATCTTGTGTAGCGCCCGTCCAACCATCTCGTGTGCTGTCGGGGAATGACTCACCCTGTGAGATATGTTCCCAACCAACTTCACCCATCGTAGGTCCATAACGCGGTCCCTTGATTGCATTGTCAAAGAGATGTCCGACATGAGATGCCCCAAGGTCAGGATGTAGCATACCACCATCACCAATGTTCTCATTCTGATAGGCTTGCAACCTATCATATCCTGAGCGCACAATGATGTTACCCGGTATCGCATCAGGGTTAGGGAGGCGAACTTTCAGGTTAGGCTCAATACCACTGTTCGCATTGGCTGGTTGTAGTCCACTGGCAAGCCGTTCACCTGCTGTTTGGAATGCACGAATGATGACACCAAACGGCGACCCTCCCTCAATCTTGTGCGTCTGCCCTGTGTCATCAATAACTTCCATTGCCTCGAATTGCAACTCCTCATTTGGAATCTCCAAGATGTTGCGCAACTCATGTGGGTGTCGCGCTGCCAATTGAGGGTGCGCGAGTTCTTGTGCCTGTAGAATAGGCATCATGGCACTGTTAGTTGTCTCAAACGAGAATCGCACATTTCCATACAACTTCTCACCCATGGTGTATTCTGTATTACTCTTAACGCGGTTAATCCAAGGAATAGCCCCAAGACCACGTGCATTGATTGTGGGTAAGGACAAACTACCACCATCCATGCGTTTCCAAATAGCATGTTCGATGTTGAAGTTCTTCGCAGGAGAGCGCCTGTAGAAGTCATATCCATTGACATCCCCAATGAAGAATGACTTCCCAGTATCTGTGTTAGCAAAGAATGCAGATGGACGGTTGGAAGGCTCAGCATAGAAGTCATTGACTACATTGCGTTGCCCAGTCGCAGTGGCTGAGAACTCAGTGCCTATACTATGGTCAAGGTCGTAAAACAGGTCACCAGTTTCAGCCCTGCAAGGTGTAGCGTTCTCAAGGCTGGTGTCGGCACTAATCCCATCATGAAGGAAGAAGGTGTCATCAAATGGTGCAGCATCTAATCCGTTAGCCGCAGTATAGTCAGAAACACTTGGAGTGCTGGTGCTTCCAACAATCAGTGCCTCTACGTTAGGTCCAGCATTTGCAGTGCAAGTAAACCGGTCTTGTCCGTGTATACGCTCGTCCCAGCGTGTAGTCCCAGCCTTTGCTTTGTTTCCTTGTTGCTCAGCGAGAAGCCAATCACCAGTGCAAGTGATTCCATCACGGTCGTATTTAGCAACAAGTGGTAGTTCAGATTCGTAGGCAACAACAAGGAATGCACGAGCGGAAACACCTTGTGGGTGACGCAACTCAGATGGGATGTTCTCCTCACTGTAGTAAGTCGGGGTGCTATTGAAATCCGATGTGTCTGCGTAACCGGGTTTGTAAGTGCCATAAGAAGCATTACGCACTTCATTCGTCATAGTTCCAAGTGAATCGTATGGTGTGTCGCCTCCTGTTCCGGGGAAATGAGTATAGGATTCATCAGGACGAATAGATTCACCACTATTCGGCATCGGCGCTGTATGAGGAAGATGCGACAACGTCGTCATGCAACTGTTTGCATTTCCATATGGTGAGAACCCAAGTGCAGTGTGCCACGCTCCAAGACCAGCAGCGTAAGATGAGCCGACTAACAGGCTGTTCAGATACGAGTATCGCTCTCCAGCCCATCCAACAACACCCGTCGGTCTTGTTCGGTCAATCGCATCATGAAGCCCACTGAAGTGGACGTTGGTCATGTGGTCACGAGTGGAGGCGTTTTCGTTGTTGTAAGAGAATGTCCCTGCTTTTGACCAAACCAGAATATCATCGTTAGCAGCCACCGTTGGAAGATTTACATCATTAGCGGCAATCAAATCCGTTAATGTGTCATTAGGGTCACCAGTGGAGGCTGCTGCTGTTTCAATATCGTGCCATGTCTCCGCAGTTTCAAACCCTTTAGTTCCTGTGAGATAATTGTATCCAAGATAAAATCGAATGAAATAATCACTACCATTAGATGTATACAAGATACGTGTATGATACGGTGCATAGGCCGGTGCAGTGCTATTACCGCCTGAAACAGCCACAGTATAGAGTGTCTTAGTCCTAAGCCAACCGGATGCTGGAACTTGCTCACCAGCAGCAAGAGTTGTCGCGACATCGAGATAACACGTGGCAGATGTTCGCCTGTCAACACCAGCAGTAGTATCAACACCACTACCTGACACACCACTCCCGTCGTTTCGATAAGCGCTAACTGTAAACTCCTTCCAACCATATCGGTCTTGACGTAACGCGTTACCCATGCTGGGCATGAACGTGCCGCCCATTGCTTTGAGTGCTCCAGCACCGGGGAATGTGTTGATACCAGCGCCTATGATAGTCGCCAATTCCTCACCATTTTGGCATCGAGTGCCGTCAATGACGATGTATTCCATGTCTACATCATCGGCATCAGGCGTGTGAACTTGGAATGAGGCACTACTTCCATACATTACACGAGTAGCCAGTGTTCCTGCAACTCTGAATGCTGTTGGATGCACAGAACAATTACTTGCAGCCACCTTTGCAACGAGAGTATTTCCATTTGGATGGGCTGGGTTCATTGAAACCTGATTGTCCATCCAAGAACCACCGGGATGATACCCACCATCCATGTGCCAAGCCCAATCTGAATTAGACACCATACCACCACCCATGAATAATGCGTGGCGCGTTGGGTGTAGAACTCTGAAGTCAGCGATATTAGATGTTGACGGCGTGTCTCCAAGTGGGTTCACCATGTCGCCATACATGCGACCCTGCTCAGGTCTTTGATACAGAATACCAGTGTTTGGCTTACCTATGGCTGGTTCCCAATTAAGTGTCTGACGCCAATGGAAACGACCACGGGCAACTTGATACGCGCTTGTCATTGGCATGTAGTGCTGTTGGTCATTCTCAATGTGGTTAGGAAGATATTGTGCAGCACCACCGTGCGGCACCTTAGAGAATGAGCCACCCGCTACAATAGCACGGCCCGGATGTGGTTCGTTTACATTGTGAGAACCACTACTGTCAGCAACCTCTTGTGTGAATGGGAATGGTTGACCGGGACCATAGATGAGGTAGGTTGTCTTGTTTTCTGTCCCAGCCGCCGCATCCCCATAACGCGCTGTAGGGTGAGCGAAGCGAAGAACAAACGGTGACGGAACTTGAATGTGAACACCAGCAGTATATGGAGCAGCATTAGGATGATTAGCGGCTACTGTATGCTCCCCCCTCTTGATGTCAGGAGACAACACGTTGTCTTGATTGGAAAACGGTGGAGTGATGGACCCACGATGCTGGTTTAATAATGGAGTGCCGGGGAAGAATGCCATGATTGCATTACAATCAATCATCGCATGAGAAGACAATACCTCGTTGGCATGTTGTATACCAGCGCAACCAGTTGGCCCGTTCGCATATGGGTGTGTGTTGAATGACGAGTAGTCAGTATCAGTTCCGTCATTGATGTCCAATACAACACCACTGAAACCACCACCAAAGAACAGAGGCACAGAATGGTCTGTGCTGTCTTTTGCCCCACGGAAGAAGACCTGTGGGACAGAGTTCACACTACCAAGAGAGCGCTTACCTGTGATACCGTAACGAGAAGTGCTTCCATATCTCTGCATTGCTGCATTAGTAGCAGAATCAGCGGTAGGCCAATTGATAGTATCTGCTGTGCCCATTTGGAACTCAAGTATTGAAAATTGAGTTTGCGAAACACCACCACCAGCGCTATGGGTTCCAGTAACTAAAACAGGTTTTTCTCCATAATAGAGAGTAGAAATATCACCAAATGAAGCAATTTTTGCCTTTGAGGATAACGTAGCACTTTCTTCACCAGCAGGACGAGTGAAATACCACATTTCCCCAGTAGAAATTGAAAGAGTAGTAGGCAGCGCGGAAGAACCGTAGATGTCAGTTTTGGTAATCTGAACTGTTGGGTTGTCAATGTTTGGCAAGATGTGGTCACCGCTGTCAGCAGTGTAGTTTTCGCCAATCAACCCCTTCTTCCATGTAGAGACATCTATCGGATTGTTCTTACTATCAACAAGGACAGGAGATTGAGTATTGGTGTTAGAACCCTTACTCTTTGCACGCACTTGCATTACAGTTTGTGGAATGTATCCACACGGATTACGAAGACCAGCATCAATCTTAGCATTGGTTGCAGCACGACTTGAAGCGGGTAGAGTAACACCATCGGCGTTGACAACCAATGAAGAAATCTCACCATATTCAACATGAGCCGCTGGTATCCCCATGTCTTTGTGTATTGATGCTTCAAAGAATTGCGAAAGCGGCTGAATCTCTCTTGCTGGATTATACGCACGGATGCGAATTGCTTCAGGGTCTACACCCCATTCACCGAATGTTTTTCCGTCAGCGGCATACATGTGTGTGCAATCAAAGGTAAGTCCTTCCTCACTGTTGATATTGGGACTCATCAAAGCAGGTGCGTTGATAACAGCAGTTGTCACAGCGGCCATCAATTCATCAGTAATGAGGCATGTCCAATTCGCAGTGGATGAGATAAGGGCACGAATCTCACCATTTGCACCATCACCGAAAAGATGTGTGACCGTTGTAACACCACCGGACCCATCTGTCTTGTGTGATGCTACGAAATTAGCACCAGTGACTCCATAGAATACATGAGTGCCGCTACCCGTCGCACGAGTTCTACTTGTGTAAGAAAACATGTGACCTTGTGAGCCTTTCATAGTTGAATGATTGAATGGGTCAGAAACTTGCACGACGCCGTTTTTCAATGGGAAGCCCATGTATCCGAGCATATCGTGATGAGGGCAAGCATTGTAAGGTGTCTGAGGTTCAATGGTCAACGTCTTCGCAGATGCATCGTAGGTTACTTCACAATCATATGCTGCGTTATGAGAAGGAACACCATTCCAATGATTACCACGCCATGGCACGTGTGTCGCGTTGCTATCGGACGCAGGGAAGCGACCAGTTGCATCTCCTGAACCATGCATGTGCCGACCAATCGTAAACCCACCCTGACCGACATCTCTGTCATCAAAATAGACCATGACTTCTTCATTGATGGAGTCGGGCAACTCAGTGTTTTCAAGAGCAAACTTCTGACCAAACTGACGGTAAACAAAACGAATACCATGACCTATACCTCTATGGTCAATGAAACGGAATCCGTAGAGGTCAGTGTTTCCTATATTCTGATTCAGCACTTCAGATTCAGGAACGTGCGGTGTGTATTTTACAGGTGCTTGAGGTGTGAATGTCAATGTAACTGTCCCTGATGCAGTCGCTACCACATCAAGTTGGAAAGTGGTAGCATTTGTAATAGATGCAATTTTCGTTCCAGATGCAATCCCAGTGCCGCTAACAGCCATACCTTCGACAATAGCATGAGTTGTGGCTACGTTTGTGAAAGTAACTTGAGTAGAATTAGCAGTTGTAGTGCAAGATGCGACAGTAATTGCGTTGTCTGTGACATTTACACCACCATAGTAAGCAGAGAAGCGTTTGTCACCTCTACGACCAAAGCCCCACTCACCTGCGTCGGGTGCAAAACCCGGTATACCTGATGCAACCAGCCCACCGAAATTGACTCTTCCAATCGCCCCAGTTCCAGTTCTCAAACCACTTACAAGAGATGTCACAAAACCTTCTGCTTCTAATGATTCAGTGTTCACTGTATTGTGTGTTTTACCTGCACCGATGAAGGTGCTTATAGCACGATTGACAGGGTCGGCTGACTCGTCTGAGGATTTACCTGCTTCACCAAACTCATCACTTGGGCTGACTTGCTGTCCGGCATTATCTGGAATCGTATACTGCTTAAGAGTTGTAATTGGTGCAAATGGTCGTCCGTGTTTGTTGAGTGGCATAGGAGCAGGGTGCATGTTTTCCCCACTAACTTCGTCAGGTTGACACCAGAAAGTGCGGAATCTACCTCCGTGACCAATCAAAAACTCAGGTTCGTAGGGTGTTTGCCCCTTACTATTGTCTAACCACACACAGAAATTACGTCCAGTAGCACCGGGGATGGTGCTGTGAATAATGATACTGTAGCCCTCTCGCCCTCGTGAATCTTGCACTACACGCCCAAGGTGAGCACGCACATATCCCATATGCGTGCCCTTATCAGGTTTTTCAGAAGAAGAATCGTTCCACCAATCAGCAGGGTCGAATGTAGACCCAGTTGCTGCGAAGTCAGCATTTACGTGTGGAACGGCTGCATCTATTCTTGTTAGGCTTGGTGTGCTTGAAATGTCAGTATCTAACACTACATTTTCTGCTGGATAATTATTGTTGGGCCTTCGCACATGAGTGCGAGCGTTAGGTGCAGCAGCCTGATTGATGAGCCGCACTACCTCGCGTGCAGCAGCCTCTACATCTGTAACACCGTCACGCACTCCAACTTCACCGAGGTCAATTGAAAGACGGCGAGTGAACTCCATGTCTGTCCATTGCTTAAGATGCTTGATGCCTCTTCGTCCACTGGTTTGATTTGCTTCTGTATGATTACTCAAGTCAAGAGAAGAAGAGCGGATACCTTTGAGTGCAAGGAACGCTGGAATCACACGAGTTCCATCAGGAGTGTCAAACAACGTGGATGGGTCACGTATAGTTGTTGATTGTAAGATACTACTGAAATTAGTAGAACGATGCTCTCGTAAAGCAACAGTTAGATTATGTTCAGCACTTCTTCCCTTACGAGTGTAAGGGTGGAAACTATCTGCAAACTTTGGAGATACAACCGCTTCTTTTGTTCTTGGTAGAACGCTGTCTCCAAGTGCTATTTCTCCTAAAGAAACACCTTGTTCAAATCCAGTATGCACATAATGCTGATGTGCTTTACCATAAAACCAAGCGTAATCAAGATTGTTCAATAAGACCTTGGGGACAGTAGTTGCTCCTGAACCACTTGAAGAATCTACAGGGTTAATCAATTTACTACTAAGGTAATTTGCACGATTGTGCGCGTATGCACTCTCCATAAATCTTGAGCGAGAACTACTACGAACAAATGGGTTCTGAGATGGGAAGCCAGCAGCAACATCAATTTGTGTAGTGTATTGAGTATGATTACCACCAACCCCTGCTTGTGAGCGTGTAAGGTCAGCGCCGATAACATCTCGACTCCATCCTATCTGTGCGTGCATTGGACTGCTTTGCACCTGCATATGTAGGTCTTGGAATGAAATGAACTCACGGTCGTGAGCGACATCAAAGAGAAGAACACGAGCATGACCAGCGTTCGATAAGTATGGGTCAAGATAAGCAACGGTAGGCGGTTGACTCAAACCAAGATTTGTGTAGTTAAGTTCCACTGTTTTGTTGACATGTTGCACGTAATTCACTGCTGTTTCATAACAGGAGTTCCCAATCAAGAAGTTCTCTAATGGTAGGCTGTCTCGTGGATTGTTATTCAGTGCTCCTTCTCCACCGTTGAAGACGTTGCAAACCATCGCTTCATTCAACACACCACGACTCTTAGCGAATAGACCTTCAACAGCGTGTGGGTTATTGTAAGTCATGTTTGCCCAAACAGTATCTCCTTCGCGAAGACCACCCTGTGCGTATGGGAATAACCATGAGCGATTAAGAATAGCCTCGGAATCTTCAGTCAATAGTTCTTCTACACCCACTCTAAGATACACAGTCCCTGCTGCAATCATCGCACCAAGGTCAGCCTCTACACTCCCTGTAATACCGGTAATATCAGCCAAACTTGCTAAACCAATAACAGTAGCAGACCCGTTGATTACTATCTCTGATATTGCTGTGACCTCACCGAGATACATTACTGAACCAACAGCAAGAACATTACTTGCTCCCGATGCAACAGTTGGCTCTGCGTATATCTTATCGCCTACCTTAGCGGAAAATTGACCTGACCAACCAGCGTTATCAAACTGAAGCGTCCCAGCATGCACACCACTGGGTGCACCAAGTGTAATCTGGTTAGCATTTGGCACTGCTGCAATTGTCCATGATGAAGAATTACCCGGTCTATCTGAGCGAGCGATATTTACATTGTTCCTCAATTGAACAGATGTAAAATCTGAGAGAGGGTCAAAAGATTTCTTTGTCAACTTAAGGGGTTGACCTAAGATAAAACTGGAATGAGTTTCGTTAAGGAAATTAGGAAGAGAGGGGCGACTCTCAATTGTCTCCAAGATAATCGTTGATTTTGGAATCTCAGATGTTGTGACAGTTGCTGAGCCAAAAGTAAGAAGATTAGCGTGTGAAAAAGTTGCTTTACCGTCGCCCCAATAGATACATTTCTGTGCTGTGCCATCAGGGAGAGTAATTTCAACAGTATAGAACATGTCACCTGTATCGAAATCAACAGTCCCGCTGTCTAAATTAACATCAATTGCAGGGAACAAAGCAGCGTCTTCTTCACTTAATGTAACGGTAAATACGCCACTAAAATTACCCTGATTCATCAACGGTGTTACACCTCTAATAACACCAGTGGCTCTCTTACTCTTCACACGAGGAGCGTGTGGGTTTGTTGATGGCCCAGCCTTGAACTCTACCGCGCTCACATACTGACGTAGACCATAGTCCACATTCCCGCCCTGTGTCTTCACACTGGATTGGTCGTGGTAGTATTCACCTCGGCCTTCGAAATCAGAAGACAATGTCTCATCATCAGAGAAGATTGGGATAACTCGCTCGGATTCATAACCATCTGCGATTAGGAGAGCCATACCCGGAGCATGTGAGTTAAGGAAGTTTTCTGAATGCGCCCAATCTTCATTCTTAAATTGGAGATAACCATCAGATGCAGGGTCATTATCATAGAGAATCCATTCACCATTTGAGAGGAATGCTTGGCGATAGAGGACGACATTGTCCACATTATGATATGCAGACGCGCTTGTTACCGCAGCAGGGAATGCTGATGGATTGTTCACATAGAGATGATAATTCGCAGTTTCATCCTTTGCTCTCAAGAGAATCGTAGTGCGCTTTGTAAACTCAGCACGCTCCATCGAGTAGGCATATGCTGCTTTCGCTGCTCTGTCCGCTGGTGCTTTATCAGGAAACCTACGACCAACAGGGCTTGGATTGTAAGTGTGGGCTGTCATCGTAGCGTCTACATGCATTTTCAATGAGTTGTCAGGACCGGGGAAGATGCTCTCAGAGGCACTTTCAAAGAATTGTCCAGCAAATAATGGAATCTCTACCAGTGCGCGTGTTGACGCAAACTGTGTGCCTAACTGGTAATCGTGCGTTGCAGTGTCCATTGACTGGAACATACGGTCGTTGACAGTCGTTCCGTCAGCAGCAGAGTTCTCAATGTAGAAATGACCGTCACCAAGAAGAATCTCTCCGAGAGAGAAGTTTTCTCCCACGAGAGTGAATGTCAATGTTTGATTGTTATTCGTCGCAGTTGTATCAAGATTAACTCGAAACAAGGTAGCGCTGTCAATTTGTGTAACGATAGAACCACTCGCAATACCGGTGCCACTAACTGTCATTCCAATCTTAACATCCTCTGTTGAGTCCATTTGGATAATTTTTGGATTGCCTCCAAATGATGTTCCTGACCCAGCAGAGTGGTCTGTGTCACAAGTTGCATCGTTGAATGTTGAGCCTGCAATAGTGGCTTCGGGAGCAAGACCAGATGCGATAGACCAAGCCTTGAATGTCCCAAGGTCTTGACCGTCAGCCAGCGTAAACTTACCATCACCGGCTGTGCCATCAGTAAACATAAAAGACACACCACTCTTAGATGAGTATTCAGCACTGGCTCCATTCTTGAGGAAGAGACGACCCTTCTTTGGGAATGGATACGTGCCCCACGACTGAAGGTCAGGGGTCGCGTTATTCAACGCACGAACAGTGATAAATTGAGTTCCACCCGGCTCTACACGAACAGATTGTCCCATGACAGAAAAGCCACGACGAGTGCTGTATGGAAGACGAGATAATGGACTGGGGTCAAACGATGGCTTGGTATCGAATGCTCCTTGACCGGGGCCACCAAGTGATACGGTGACGACAGGAGCGTGTGGGTCAATCTCCTTCACGACATGAGAATCCGGGCTGCCTGACCCTATCTCACTCGCACTTGCAGTGTTCGCTAAGGAAGATGTTCCGATTATCTGAAGAGATGTAAAACGACTACCATTGTCTGCGTCACTTTCTGTAACAGAGCGGAGAATACCCTTACTCATCATGTAGAGAACTTGTGCTGTATTTGCTTCACCGGGTCTATCCAATGCTGCTCTGAGATGATTGAGTTGCATTGTTCTTGTGCGGTCAGATGGTTGAATGTAGAGGATGAATGGGTCAGATGACACCTGAATATGGTTGTCAATGATGTCAAACATTTCATGCACGGGGGATGCGGAACGAGTGATTGGTATGTCGAATTGTCCATCACTTGGTGACCCTATATCGGTAAACACACTTCGTCTTCCTGTGTCTGCGATGTTCTCCTTCGTAACCTTGCTTCCACCAATCAACAAACGATTGAACGTAGAATTATGAATGTCAGAATTAGTGTGAGAAGCAGTAATAATTTGAGGTGTTTTCCTCGGCTCATCAGACATCGTTGTATAGTATTGAGGAGTATACCGTTCGTCTAATTCATCATCAGATTCGTAGCCTTCACTTACATCACCAATCATGGCGTGAGGCATCTGAAGTGTGTTGAGGTTACCCTCCTCCATCCTCATTGTTATCATACCACCGGGTGAGAAGAGAGTCGTATCTGTTGCTGGATTAACAAGGTCAGCAGCAACAATGTCAGCGATGTATGCTGGTGTGAAGGTAAGAGTTTGATTGGTTTTTGAACCACCAGTGGTCGCGGCACTCAACTCAAATGTCGTGCTATTTGTCACGCTAACAACAAAAGCACCAGCAGGAATCCCTGTGCCTGAAACACGCATACCGGGTCGAACATTCGTTGTAGCATCCATTGTGACCGTAGGGTCATTGTTGTAGTCGCAAGTTGCATCGGTAAACGAACTCCCAGCGGTCTGCACAGACCCAGCAGGAACGGTCTTCTCAACCATGAGCATTGGTTTTGTCTTACCCATACTCACACCAGTGAGGTCTAACGCATTGTAATGCACCTCAATGAAAGACGCAAACCCGTGACTCGCAAGGGATGGAACAGAAAGAACGGCTACGCGACTTTCTCTTGAAGGACGAAGGTGATGAGTTCTTTCAGTTTCATCAAGTGTTTGAGCGGATGCAGGCACTGGTCCTTTGAGGAAGAATGGATATGGGTTGAAGGTTGCTTCAGCAGTTATGGTCTTAGTTCCACTCCCACCTATGGCAATAATTTCACGACTTGCACCAGTAAGTCCGTTATCTACAATCTCAAAAGCCATTGAAGAATCTTTAACGGATACAACTTCCATCGAAGCAACTTCACGATAATATTCCATCTCAGAGTTGATTGGGACTTGTTTTTCAATTCCCTTCGCCGCATCATCATACATGAGATTGATAATGTCTGATGTTCCAATTTGTTGGTCAAGCATTTCGTCGCTTGCCTTGGGGAGCATGCGGAGATAATGATGACCATTGACATGATTCTTAATGTGTCTTCCAGAATGCCCGACTTGGAATGATTCATCAAGAGAAGTAGGCCATGATACAGCGAATGGGTTGTTAGAATCATTTGCAGTCGTAGCCATTCGAGATGAGTATGCGATACCGTGTTGTTCGAAATTACTCTCGTCAAGAATCATCTGACCAGTCCGGTCAATGATTTGACTGGCAAGATGAGGAGGTTGATATGGTCGTCCTGAGCCACCTTCAATCAATAGGTCTGCTGCAACTACAACAAAGTAGTCATCCCCAGTAGCAGCACTACGAGAATGTAATACTGGTCGTAATCCATCTCCTGTTGCGCTTGTTGCAAAGTCCAAATGGATACTACTCACAAGCATAGCACCTGTGCTGACATTGATGTTGTGAAGACGAACTCGCTCAGGAGGTGATTGGTTGGGCTTGTTTGTTTCCCGATTGATTGCACCGGGGTTGATGAGAAGATTGTATGGAACGTGAGGAATACTTCGAGTAGCCGGAGAAACCCCAGCACCAGTAACATTGTCATGAACGCTGTAGTTCCCAGTTGAATACGGTGAACTTGTGAAGTCAATAGTTCCAGTGGTTACAGTTGTCCCAGTAAGAGCAGATGCAAGTGCTGCTGCATCACTGGTCGAGATATTGATTGCTGACAGATTTGAAGCAGAAGAGATAGATGCAATCTGATATTCATTCTGAATAGGGTTAATTGGCTCCTCAAAACGATAGAGAAGAGCAGTTGAATCTTGGACCAATGGTGCACTTGGACTCAACATTTCATTTTCAAAATTATTAGAAATATGTAGGCTCTCAATGACTCCACGGAACTGTCCTCCCTTACCACCAAGATAGATGTGATTATTGGATTGAGCGATGGAGGTTTGAAATGGAACCTTCTCTTGTGCCATCAAAAGACCATTGACATACAAACGAATGAAACCGGCTTCAACGACTCCGACAACATGATACAAGTGACGATGATTTAGATTCATAGTTGTCGCATCGTCCTTATCGCTGTCGAATCGGTTGTAAGAATCGCTTACTCCACCAAAGTCAGGTGTAGGATATACAGTCCCGCTGTAGCCGTTACTTGTGAGCGAAGCAGTGGATACCTGATATGTATTGGCCCCTCCTTGGGTTTCCAATCTAACAGAAAACTTGGCTGGACCGGGAGTGTCCACAGTGCCCATTTCTAATTGAAACTGGTCTTCTTTGAGAGCAATGATACCTCCACAATCAGGTGTAACCCATGCTTCAACTGTAATGGTATTACGAAAGATGTCACCAACGACACTTGGCCCACGGTCACCACTTGCTGAATCACCAAGAATATCACCAGCACTACGATTACCACTCGCATCATCATTTCCGACACCACGATGAGAGCCTTGAGGGACAATAACAGAATCTGTAACACCGTCAAACAACAAGGCATGATTGCTCTGAAGTATTGCTGGCATTTTGACACCTCAGAAAATCATGTCTATTGGGAGGAATGTCATTGAGAATCGGTAGACGGCTTCGCCAGCATCATAACCAATTTCCATGTTTTTGATGGTGCCTTGAATACCAGTAAACTCATCTGAAGTGCTAAACTCCACATCGGCTGAAAGAGAGTTTCCTTCAGAGCCTTTCTCTTCTTTTGTCTTATCACCAGTAGGAATAAAGAAATTACGCGCTGTGTAGAGTTGTCCATCAGGTGCTTGTATCATTGAATTGTATGGTATCTGAAGACCAATGGGATAATCACCACTCGCAGTAAAGCGTCCAAATGCGTCTACAAATGCGTCTGCTACTGTATCGTCAGTAAATATAGCACCCGCTGCTCTCGCGGCACTCAAATGGATACCACCAGTAAGTGATGATATACCACCAGTAAGTGCTGCGGAACCAGCACGGATTGTATTATGAAGAATACCATAGAGGTCTTGCACTTTATCCCCTGCTGATTTAGTAAAACTTGATGCACCCTTACCAAAACTCACCATTCTAAATGAGCCACCGTCACCTATTCTAATACCACCACTACTTCCAAAACCCGGCCCTTCAATCATACTCTCTGTGTAAAGACCCTTATTATCACCAGTCGCGGTAAATACCACACGTTTGTTTGCTACAGTCGCAATGTCAGTGTTAGTTGAATCAGCAAGTGTAGTAGTGAACTTAGTCGTCAATGCTACGCTGGCAATTGACTGATTATTCATCAAATGATGAATCGCTTGAGCAATTTCAGCAGTAGTTGCATCACTACCACCATGTCCTCTACACCTAATTGACCATGTAGTGCTTGAAGTGCCACCGACTTGAACATAGGCATTGTTACTGGCACCATAAGCAGTTCCTCCACCAGTTCCGTTGCCGGTAAAACTTGCCATGGTTAATTCAATGACTTTTGCTCCACTCTTATCTCGAATAATATACTCAGTGCCTCTATTAAAAACTCCAAAACCAACCATGCCATCTATATCTGGTTCAAATGGAGGCATTCCCGGCTGGACGCCACTACTCTTCCCAAAATCAATATCAGCCACTGCGCCTACAGCAGCCGTAGATGTTCTATCTACAGTATCATCTACAAACACACCGTCAATAACGATAGTAGAATTAGACATGTTAAGGTCAATACCAAATCGCTTACCGCCAGTAAATGGAATTGGTGAGCCTCCCACTCTACGTTCTACGCTCATACCAATACGGGTAGCGTCAAGACGAATTGCTGTCTTCTCATCATCATCAAGGATGAGGCGGATAGGAGTTGCATAACCACTTGCCATACTCACATCCTCCCGCTCATGGTGCTACCGCCCTGTCCGCGTGCAACCTCTTGTTGAATCATATTACCAATTTCACGCGCAAGTTCGCGCTTGTCTGTGCGGTCTGTGATACCTCCGGCATTGACTGTGATGTTGATAGTAGAGGCACCGCCACCGCCACCGCCAGTGGCTGTCGTTCCAGTGGCGCCACCACCGCCCTCAAAGAAACCTGATACAGCGCTTGTTGCTATCCCAATAGCATCACCAAGAAGGTCACCAGCCGTAGAAACAATGTCACTTATCAGTGAACTAATGAACTCAAAAGTATTCTTCAGTGTATCAAAACCGCCAGTTAGAAACTCTACTATTGGTTTGAGATAACTATTGTATGCTGTTTTAATGGCATCAGTAAAATTATTCCATCCCTCCTTAGCGGTATCCCAAATACCTCCAAGAGATGTTCTAATTTCACCGATGCGACCTTGGAATCTATCCCACCAACCAGAAATAAAATCAAGCGCTCCTTTTGCACTGTCTCTTACAAAAGGCCATATTTTTGAAACTGTATCTTGAAGACCATCCCAAATTGGCATAACCGTTTCATTCCAAGCATTTTTGATAGATTCCCAAACTCCTGTTGCGAGATTCTTCAAACCATCCCATATCGGGACCACTACATTGTTCCAAGTGTCAGTGATTGATTGCCATACAGATTCTGCTGAAATCTTTACGGCTTCCCATGCAGCACCTCCATTCTCTTTGAGCCATTCCCATATGGGCACAATTACCGTATCCCAAACACCCTTGATGGCGTTCCAAGTGCCGGAGGCCGACACTTTGACTTGTTCCCATGCAGCGGCTCCATTTTCTTTGAGCCATTCCCATATCGGGACTATCACTGCGTCCCAAGCGGCCTTAATTTGGTCCCAAACATTAGTAGCAGCCTCTCTGACTTTCTCCCAAACTGGGACAAAGTTCTCATCAATGAATGTCTTAAGTTGCTCATACTTCTCTTTGATTGTATTCCAGATGTTCATGAACGCTTCTTTGACGGTGTTCATAGCCCCGCTAAATACTGAGCCGAGGGAACTGAATGTAGATGAGACACTTTGTGAAAGAGTGCCAAGCGTGCTGAGGCTGCCAGCCAGTGTTGCGATACCAGCCATCAGAAGTCCTCCCTGTCAAGGAACGAATAGTCAACGCTCACTGTCTCTCGCCCACCACTCTTTGCCTCTTGGCGTTGCCGCTTATTCGCCTTTTCCTCTTCATTACGCGCAACAAGCGCCCATACGAGAGAGCGGCGGAAAGTATCTGGACTCATTTCGTCTACTTCCTTTAGCGATACTCCGTAGTGTTTTGCTACCATGTAAGCCCACAATTCCAATTGTAGGACCAAATCTTCGGGGCTTGTGACAGCCTTGCGTGCGAGGAAGTCCTCGACTACGCGCTGTCGCCCTTCGTAAACCCCCCTTGCACGGTCTGTGCAAGTTCATCAGGACTGGGGAGAAGAGAGGAGATTGCGTTCCCAACATCACCCTTGAGATTCAAAATCTCATCAGTAGAGAGAGTAGGGTTGGTCTTTACAATCCAACTGGTAAAGGCGAAGCGCCAATATGCTTCGAGGTTGAGGCTGAGTTCGCCTCCTCCACCGATGTCGAAAAGTTCCTGCGTGGCTCGTTGTATATCGAAGAATGAAATATCCCTAATCCACACCTCCATGACCGCATCAGGGTCATCAGGGTCAATCGGGATTGTATGCTTTGTCTCATTCGTTTGTCTCAACAGTTTGTTCTTGTCCACTACTGGCATTATTTTCCACCTCGGTTACAGCCGACTCTTCGTCGGGGGCATCCGGCTGTTCTTCGGCAGCCGCTTCATCAGCGGGGGCCTCGGACTCAGCCGTGGTTGTTTCCTCGATACCTTCGTCGTCGCGCCGCAAACGCAGGGCGACTTCAGCCTTGGTCCCGTAATACGGGAGGCCGCGACGCTTGCACTCCTCACGGAGTTCAACGAGCGTCATAGCATCGTAGGAAATGTCATTGGGAAACTCTACCGAGTCAGGGATGTCTTCTACTGTGACATCTGTGACAGTTTCAGGTGTCACATCTGTCTCGTTCGCATCACTATCAGGGCTTTTTGCTGCTGGTTTATATACTGAGGCTTGGGAAAGCACAGCATTTTCAATCAACGCACGAGAACGATGAGAAATGAGAATCTCTCCTTCAACCCCCATACGCTGTGCGAACCACTCGCCGTATCCTTGAGCGGTCTTACGCCGGAAGTGATAGACACGTTCACGGGGCGTTGGCATCATCTTTTCACCTCAGCAATGGAATAGAGTATCCGTTGAAATCACACGTATTGCCTTGGGCATAACCTTGAGCGGTGCGCGAATCGGTCCCTTGTCTTCAGGGATAGGGAGTGGAGCCTCAGTGATGACGTAGTCATCGAGATAGATGTCTATGCTCTCACGTGTGCCAGCACTACCAGCCTTTGTGAATGATAGACGAATCATGTTTGCAGTTGTGGCATCGTGGTCTACAGCACGCCGCATCTTGTGGTAGAATACAGGGTCGTCCACGATAATTTCTAAGTCAGCCATGTATTCTGTCTGACCTTCAACAGCAATGCTTGCATTACGAGAGCCAGCGAATGGAACTTGGTCAGTAGCCGCATCAGCAATCGGTGCACCGTTTATGGTGTAGAATTGTTGCACACCAGTGGTCCCAGTGACTGTGAAAGATACAACTTGTCCAATCTGGACTCCTGCAACTGTGATGGTTCCATTGTAGAACATGTATGGCTTTTGGGTGCCAACGGCGATACCTGCTTCCTTTCGTTTTTGGTCCGTGTTTGCAGTATCCTCAAAGATGCGATGTGCATTGTATCTGTCACCTTTGTTACTTGTCTCAAGACGACCTGTGTCTGTATAACAAAGAGCAGCGTCGAAACCAACAGAGAGGCGAAGTGCCGCATCTGTATCAGCAGTCAAAGAGAACTCCTTGACTTTACATCCACGGAACATACGAGTCAATTGCTTCGCATCAGATGTTCCACCGTCTACAACTTCCGTATCTATGTTAGAAGAGAAAGGTGGAACTTCGTCGTCAGCCTGATTATCACGACGACGGATACTTACTTCCATTGCGAAAGATGGAACGTGACTACGCGAATAGAGAAGACGAGTTACACCATTTGTGACAACACCAGTAGATGCACGGTCAGGACTACCTTGTGTTGTGCTTGCATGAAAGCGAGCAAAACGAATTACAGTATTGTCAGCGTGAGAGAAACATAGGGGGTCATCAAGGAATATTTGAGTTGTAGTGATTGCAACAATACGACGAATCTCACCCTTTTCAGTTGTATCGAAATATGTGCTCTGAGGATTTGATACAGAGCCAAATGCGGTTTGGTCGCCTTCTTTGAAAGAAACTATGCTCTCAGTTGTTGTGTCTTTAATGATAACGTAATCACCAGCGGCGACAGCAGATGAACCTGATGAGAATGTTGGTGTAGAAGCGCCAGCAGAATCCCAAGTTATGACCGACGCACCAGCAGCGACAGCGCCATTAAGAGCATAATCATTGTTAGCACACAAAGTGTCATAAGTTGAACCAATATCAACAGCCTCCATACCAAGGCAGTAGTAGAGCCAACGTGGATTGTGCATGTTGACTTCAAAGGAGCCACCTTCGTTGATGAAACGACCCGGAACTTGCACAGATACATCTCGACCGAGGCCAATAACATGGTAACGCTTGAGGTCTACCCGCGTCTCAGGTAACGTCACGGCAGTCGTGACACCAAGGAACTGGTCTGTAAGAGATGACTCAGATGTATCATGAGCATCATCAGCGTAAAGCATGTTTATATCAAGAGATGGAAGTTTGAATGGGTGGAAGTTCAAACCATCGCTTGTGCTACTAAATATAGAAGTCGCAGTTGAAAGAGCAGGAGTAATGGTAAAATCAGTTTCAGTAGCACTGGCTTGGTGTGCTACTACAGTATAGATTTGACCAGTGCTTTCAGAATCATCAGCAGTAAAATTAGTAACTCCGATAATGCTTAACTTAGTTCCAACCAACATACCGCGAGGTGTTTGAAGAATACCCATAGAAACAGGGAAAGCACCGGAGGGACTGCCTAATCGGATAACACTGGTATTTGCAACTGCATCAGTGCTTTGATGTTTGAATGCAAAACCAAACTCTAATGTTTGGTCTGTGCGAGTTCCACCAGTAGTTGCAACTGATAGTTCAAAAGTGTCTCCATCTGTTATAGAAGCAATAACTGCACCAGCGGCAATATCACTACCGTTTGTAATTGCTTTTACTGAGCAACCCACTGAAAGAACAGTTGAAAGGGTCGCTCCAATAGATGTTCCACTGGTTTCAATGGTTGGGTCATTATCGTAGTTAATACTGTTTCCTTGAACAGCCATTGAACCGTGTGTAAGAAGAAGTCCGCTCTCGTGACCGAAGGAAATCTCGGTCAAATCGCCCTTGTATACTGTGGATGGCATGCTCTACACCTCATGGGATGAGTTCCGCGAAGATAACAACTTCGGTCTGAAAGGTCATTCTAAAATACATTTTCGTCCTATCGGACAAATCCGTGCGTGTTTTGAACACCATTCGGTCGAAGTTGGTTCCGTCGCCTTTTCTCTTCAAATGAACGAGGCGTCGCACCTCATTCTCCATCTTTTTCAGATGCTCTCGACTTCGCGATGTGCGGATGTCAATCGTGATGTTCACCCGCGTGGTGACAAAGTCGTAGAGAAGTTCAGGAGTTTCTTCGTTGTGCGCTGTCTCGTAGCACATAACGAAGTCCTGTCGGGACATATCGAGACGCTTACCGCGCTCAGGAGTGAGTGTAGCAATGTCAGCGATGACTGGTTTGATGTTGTCTGTGTTACCACGATTCCAATCACTGAGAGTGTTGAGGACAGATGTGAGTGCTTCATCGAATGTCGCGACCATCACTCATCACCCCGCATCAATGCTGCTTTATCAGGTAGAAGGACTCCACCACGATAAACCAACCCATATTCGTAGAGCAAAGGAGAGGTTGTGAGCATAACTTCATCCACCCTGTTCATGACATGTTCAAGGATTTCATCAGGCACAGGCTTTCTGTCTCTGAAATATCCATCTCCCTCTTTCTCGATTCCTTCCAATCTGAGTTCTCTTGTCTCTACAGTGTCTCTGAAATCTGCTGGCATCTTAGTAAGGACTTCTTTCAATTCTTCTTGGACGCTGGATTTACTGTAATCGCTCATCATATCTCGAAAGATGTCGTCAATCATACTCCGCTTATCCATTATTCAAACACCACAATCTCCGTGTAGCGTCTCAATATGGCCTCTGCTTCTTGACGTAAAAGTTGCACCTTTGCTCCGATGTCTACATTCTGTGTGCCTTCAGGTATGAGGACGCTGCGGTCATCAGACATCAGTAAGTCAGCAGCAACCATCTTAGTTGCGGCCTCTTCTATCGCCTTTTCCAAATATCGCTCTCCATAGATGTAAGCAACCTTCACAGCGTTCCACTCAAAGAAGGGATATGAGTTGTTGAAGTAGACAATGCCTTCCTCGTGGTCGAGCCACCAATCTCTTAGGCGTCCTACATCCCCACTACTACTTCCACCTTGAAGGTCTACCAAAAGAGTATGTTGTGTTATTTGTCCGCCAATATCGCTGAGAGCGCTACCCACGACGATAACACAGCCGGTGAAGGATGTTGCAGTCGTTCCAGTGTATCGAAAGACATCACCACTGGCATCTACACAAACACCTGCCTTCGCGAAGCCACTTGTTGAATCTACGTTAATTGTAGTTGAGTCAAGGCTACTGAAAGTTGCAGTGTTCACCTGAGTTTGTGACAGTGTGACACTACTATCTGTCACAACTATCGAGCATGACTCGCCACCTTTTACGGCTCTCATGCTTGTCAACTTTACAACACCTGTTCCGTAGTCCGCGTTTGCAGATGCAAGAAACTCATTGTGGACAGCGACGTTGCTTGTTGAGCCTTCAAGAGTAAATGCAGATGCAAACTCTACTGCTGCTTTACTAACTCGGTCTTCCTTGTTGATGAGGTCAGCGAGATTTTGTGCAGTAGTTGTAGCGTCAAAATCAGCACGCCACTGCCCAGTGCCAGTGCCAGCAGTGAGAACAGCAGCAGTTCCATTACCCGGAGACATAACTATCGAGCCGCTAATAGCCCTAACATCTTCAGGGATTTTGATACGAGCCTCAGCACCGCAAATCTCACGGTAGTCATCACCTTGCCATAGTTCAATACGCAACATTTGCTGGACATTGCGGAAAAGAAGTGGGGTTGTCCCGACATAATCTGTGTAATATCGTCGGCGATACGGCTTGTATGTGTCAAAATTGATGTATTCTGCACTCACAAGGTAGGGTCGCCAAGCATTATGTGTGATATTATCTATCTTATCCTGAGTTTCCTTGATACGAGCCTCAACAATCGCCTTCGTCATACCACGCTGTCGTCCTACTGCTCCATTGGAGAATGAGGATGTATTCTGGACATACGCATTGTCTGCTGCTTGATAATCTGCGTGAGTGAACCCACCAGTGAATGCGAGTTTCACACCACTTGCTCCACCGTTCGAAATAGCAGTGATGGTCTTCTCCAATCCAAGAGGGTCTGCATCACTGTAAATGAAAATGGTATCTCCAACTTCAAATCCTATTGTGCGGTAATCTGCGCCAGTAACATAGACGCCGTCAGAAACAGAATCAGCAGCGACAAGCACAGCGTCTTGAGGACCAATAGCAAGGAAGTCAGCAACTTTTTGAGCAGTGGTATAGACAATTGCATCAGGGTCGAGAGGCCGCGTTTCAGGCTCACCGGGACTAAAGACAACTGGCATCTACTCCCTTGCCTCCTCGTCTCGGTGACCAAGGTTGTATTCCATAGGGCGCTTACATGCACCACATGTCTCTCGCCATAAGAAGTGGAGCATACCGCAGTGTTGACAACGTGTCCCTTTACCGATGTTAAGGATGTCAGCGGCCTCGGTATTTCGATTGCGTTGTTCACTCACAACGCCGTGTAGGGGACGGTCTTCGTCAGCAATTGCACCAAGGTCAAGGTTGACATCAGAACGGATTGCTTGTTTTTGCATACGCTCGATGTCTGAAAACTCAATTGTGTGAAGTTCCAAACCCATGCATACCACTCACTCTCAACTTGTAGTCACTATGATGTAGATGTTTCCAAGCACTGTATGTGGGTCACAAGATACACAAGTATTACCACCAATAGCGGTGCTAATGTCTGTAGCGATTGCTGTTCTCAATGTAGTGTCAGCAAAGTTCTTTGGCGGAAAAGGCCCAAGAATTGTAACTGACTTTGCCATCTAAATCACCGCCCTCAAGAGCGGCGACCAATCGCAAGGAAAGTTCCACCAGCGGTATTCATGCCAGCAAAGGGTGGGTTGACCGTAATAGTGGAGCCACTGAAGGTGAAGGTGTCATGTAGAGGGGCACTCACAGCAGCGTAGGAGGTTCCATTTGCAATGTCAACATCCTGATGCTTAACCTGTGCGAGTGCAGAGTTAATGATAACTGCATCAATACTTACAAGAAGACCACTCAGGTTAATACTTGTGTCAGTCGCGGCATATGAGCCTGTTACAATCATTCGGTCACCAAAATAGGTAGGTCGGGTGTCAATAGTTACTGCCATTCAAATCACTCTTCTTCTTCTGCGGACTCTGCTACGAGTTCTTCTGTCTCTGCCACTCCGTCTGGACTCATAACAGTTGCGACGAGTTCGAGTAGTGTGGACTTTGTTGCATAGCCCTTGGGCTTGATGTCATAAGTAGCGAGCCAGTTCTGAATATCCTTACGGGACCAGCCCTCATCAGGGATTCCATCATTACCGAGGTCTTCACTACGCTCTTCTGCTTCTGTAGCAGTCCAACCTTCGATGCGGAAGTTAATCTCATCAAGGCGAGGGTGGTAATGGTCGAGCCAAGCAGATGTAACGTCAACTGGACGGTTCTGTTCCCAATCGCGCATCTTAGGGTCTGTAGCCCGACGCACATGGGAGCGACCAATGTAAGTCACAATAGGCATGTGTTGTCACCTTCAACCGGCGATTAGCGTAATCAAGGTCGTGTCTGTAGCGCCACCGACTGTGAAGGTTAGTTCACCAGTTTCGTGGGCTACAACAGTCGCTGCTGCTGCTAATGATTCATCAGTGTCAGTGTTGTTTGTCAAGTTGATAAGCGCATAGATGCGGCTCAGGCTTGAGTCGTAAGCATTGACTGCGAACTTCTGAGTTGTGCCTGTATCACCAGTGACCATGACTGAGATTAGTCGAAGTCCACTGACTGGTTCGTTGCTGCTGGAGTTCACTGCTTGGAAGCCTGTAAGAGCACCGGGGTATGTCCCTGCTGCCGCTGTGCCAGATAGCCATGCTGTGTTGTCACCAACAGTGCCGTCTGCATTAGGAACTGTTGCAGGTGCACCGGGACTGTTTCCACCTATAGGTATGTCCAGATAGGTGGTTGTTACTGTCAGTTGTGTGTGTGAGGTTACTGTTGCCATTTTTCATCATCTCCGTATTGTTCTTGTTGTCTCCATCAGGACAAGTCCCGAATACTCCCCTGTGCGCGGAAGAAGGTAGTCCACACTTCGCCCATGGTTCGGTATAGCCCTTCCTGACCGAGACGGTTGATAGCGAATGGGTCGCCTGTCTCGATACCGGACTCGAAGTATTGAGTCGGGATTGCCGTGGAGAAGTATAGGTAGTCCGTGTCGAGGAAGTAAACTCGGCTGATGCCGTCCTTCTCAACGTCCTTCGATGGAATGATTGGAACACCGTTGTAGGTAGCGACGATGAATCCGGCTTCGATACCGGGAACACCCTTTACACCGTTGTAGGTTGGTGTAACGCGCTTCTCTTCCATGAATCGCTGCTGTGCCTGTAGCAACTGCTGTAGGCGCATTAGAGTATCATAGCCAGTGAGCATAACCTTGGGGTTGCCACCAAGTTCCCACATGCGCTGGAAGACATCATCCAACTGGTCAAGGGAGAAAGTTCTCCTCTGTCCTGCTGCTCGGTCTGCACCGCAGTTCACGACAGCGTTGGACCATGAGTTTGCACTTCGGTCAATGCTGTAGATGTCGAGGTCACTTGCGCCACAGTGGTCAGTTCCCGCTGAAGCACCAGTTTCCATGGATGTTAGTCCACCAGAGGAGCCACCGTCGTTTCCAGTGATTCGGTCAAGGGACTCGAAGTTGTTTCCTGCGGCTGTCTCAGAGTCCGTTAGGAGCATCTTGTTGACCATCTCAGCATGGTGTTTACCCATCTCTTCCTTGAGGACAGAGCGGATGTCTCCCATACCATCGTCCTTGTCAGCAAGGAAGATAGCGACTTCACTCATGTCGAAGGAATGAGCGATGGTCTTAGGCTTTGCAGCCACGTGCTGGAAGACAGGCTTGACAGTGTCAGGAAGGACACCGTTCTCTGCAAGACCACCATGAAGAACACCAGCGTTAGGCTTCTCCGTGATGACGCGCCAACCGGAGCGGTCCCAAGGACGCTTAGGTAGGATTGAGAAAGCGTTGAACTCTTGGTTCAACTGGCTCCAGACCTTGCGGCCATAGATTGCCTGATAGGTTCCTGCGGTGGAGGAGAGCATTGGGCTGTCAGCCTTCAGCAACTCGCTGCCAGTGTAGGAATATCCCATTGCATTTCCGGCGCCATAGTAGTAGCGCTCCATGTCGGTAACTGTTCGAACGTAGTTTCGTGCCATTTTTCATCATCTCCGTATTTTTTTTCAATTATTCACTCGTCTCGGAAGACGCTCCCTGCGAGTTGGTGGACCTCGTCCCAAGACATGTTTGCAAGGTCAACCGTTGAAGGAACCTCGATGTTTGGGGAGGAATCGGACTTAGCAATAGGTGAACCAGATGCGCCAATGTTGTCAATGCGCCCGTTAAGAGCGTCAAGAGCCTTCATGACCTCACCGAGAGGACCGCGAGCATCGAACTCAGCAGCAGCAGCCTTCTGGACTTCAGCATGGCTTTCTTGCTGGAAGCGAGCCTCGAAGTGCTTCTCAAGGTCGCCCTTGTAAGCCTGCTCTGCGCGAGCAGCCTTGTAGACCTCGTATGCGGCTTCCAATTGGGAAGAATCCACAGCGTCAGCAGAGATGAAATCACTCTTCTCGACCTTAGCACCACCGCGAGTTAGACCAGCGCGGGAAAGAGCGTTAGTGGAGGGTGAGCCATTTTCTTGAGCGCGACCCTTTACCTGAGCAGCGAAGTAAGATGCACCGTCACCGATGGCTTCCGGCGTGGAGCCGAGGTTAGCCTTAGCGACATCATCGAAGTGAGCACGAGCACCTGCCGTGTCAACACCAGCGGACTTGAGGGTATGCTCCATCCAGTTGAGGTATTCAGCAGTGATAACATCGGAGAACTCGGACTTTTCCTTGTCGTCCTTGTCTTCCTTCTCATCCTTGGCTTCATCCTTGGATTCGCCCTTTGATTCATCTTTCGACTCCTTCTGAGCAGCAGCGAGTGCCGGTGGCAACTCTCCCTTCTCCATTGAGTCCAGTCGTCCTTCGAGGCGTTCGAGGACGCTACTCATTTGTTCCATTACATCATCAGTCATTTTACTCACCTTGTTGTTATCCTTGTCTTCTTTTAGGATTCTAAATGTTGCTTCCGGGTTGATTCCCTTTTCGCAGATTGTTACTTCGTGAAGTTCGAGTTTCGAGATTTCTTGATAGGAGCCGTGTGTGTTATCGCTCTTGTTGACTCGCTTGAATGCTTGTCCTCCGATACTAAACCCACGTAGGTTTCCTTTTCGAACTTCCGCCGCTACCTCCCTTGCTTTTTCTATATCGTTTCTTAACTGGACTACAACAAACATTCCTGCGTCATCAACTTCGCTTTTCCACATTCTCCCGTTGTTGTCTGTATAATTTGGAATTACTTCTCCTACTTGAATATTGGAATGTGCGAGTTGGACATTTCTAAACTTCGGGTCTGTCATGAACTTCTTGAAGGCGTCCTTCAGAGCCGAGCGTGTAATCAAATCTCCCTGCTTGTCAACGAGTTCAACAGAGGCATATCCTGCGACGACGAGGTCAGACCCCGCCTTGAGGAGTTCAATGCCATGTTGTAGAGGTTGTCGAAGCACACTAATCCCAGCAAGGGGCCGTTCATCTATATGAACCAAACGCAGTCACCCCTCCGGCTCCTCAATCTCTGTTTCGTTGGACTGCTCTAAGATTTTGCGCTTTTTTCGGGCCGCTGGGTATTCCTCTTCAGGGTCTTCCGTAGGCCTCTCCAGCATGTCCCAATCAGGCTGTGTTTGCTCACCTTGAACCTCGGTTGGCCCACGAGGTGATTCAACACCATCACCAAAAAGACCGACACCCTGAGCACTGGTTCGTCCAGTCATCTTTTCTTTATTGATTCGCTCAGTTAAGTCAGCAATTCGACTGAGCATGTCTGCCATCTTCTTCTGTTCTTCAGGCTTCAAGATGGTTTCATCATCATCAGAATCAATGATTCCTGCTGATTCTTCCTCAGATTGTTCGCGATGTTTAGGATTAGTCATGGTTCTGACACGCTCTAACTTTTTGGAAATCATGACACCTGCTACATCGTGCCAAATAGGACGAATGCTTTCAGCGAGTTGAATCGCATAGTCGGACTTCATCAGAGGAGAAAGCAGGGCTTGAGGCTCATGGACCCAATATCCATTTCGAGTCATGGTCATCTTGTAGACCACATCATCAATACCATCAAAGGAAAGAGTCATCTTCTCATCAGCCATTTCGATGTCATAATGCACAGGAATGATTGGATGTGACTTGGCAAGAAGGCTGAGAGATTCAAGGCTTGCTGGACTCTCTATACTACTACCCGCGCGTATAGTATTAGGGGTGACATCATAAATGAGGCGTCCTGAACGCTTCTTTTCCTTAACACCTGAAACCGAGACGCGAACAATATCTCCTTCTTCAAACGGTTTAGGACTCTTCACGGTCCCAACATCGAGGTATGTCTCCCCATCGAACTTCACTCCTCTGTTGCCAAGGTCATCCTCATCAACAGGCCCAGCACCAAGACGGTAGGTGAACGGACCTTTTCCGCGAACATCGAGGATTATGAGAGCGATGTCCTTGTTCCTCCTGAGCATGAACCATTTTGGATGCCTTCGCTCTCCCTTCATGTATGTGGATTTACCATCACGGAGTAGAAGGCGGGGGTTTTCTTCGGACAATCTCTCCACGGCTGCTTCAAGACCTCCCTCATCAGTCACAACTGTGTCGTCAGGAGAAGGGATGTGTGCGTTCTCATACGAATCAAACTGCCCACGAAGTAATTTCAACCGTTCAGGGGTGCTTAAATCACTGACATTTGTGCCATCATAGTCAAGAATATCGAAGATGTAAATGTGGTTTGGTCGCTTAATCGCGTCAACCACGAAATCCTTCTCTGTCAACTTTTTCAGATGCTTCGCGGTCTTACCACGAATAGCGACATCATCAGCGTTTGAATCATACGCAGAAATATCATCCCCGTCACGAGTGATAATGATGCGTTGACCTTCAGGGTAAACAGAAACAACCCAGTCACCGGTAAAGCCACGGAACGAATCGAGATTTTTGACGGAGAAAAGACGGTGCATTGGAAGAAGAGGAGGTGGTCTTGCCTCATCTTCTTTGTAAAGTAAGTCAGGATTCATCAGCGTCATTAGGTCTTCACTCCTCAAGATTATATCATCATTAGGCTGTTGACCCATCATGTTCGCACGAGAAATGTAATTCACAGTGCTGAGTGGTTGCCACTGTTGTTGACCCCATAAAGCAGCCTTTTCTTCACCATGTAGTTCCGCCATGATTCCGTGAGGGACACTGTGAAGCAACTCATTTTGGGTGTTGAAACCAATGGCTGGTTGACCATTTTCAATTTCCCAACCAACAGGTGAGCGACCCGTATAACCAAAATCCATGGCAGAGGTTGAACCCCACATATCCTGCACAGTGTGATGCTGCCCTGTTATTGCTGGGCCAACAGGGAATGTGCCCCACCCTGCTTCTGTTGCTGTTCCCCCTGAATAGATTTGACCTTCCTCCTCCTCCCCGTGACTCACAATCAAATCATGGAGTGCTGAACGGATTCTATTTCTTGTAGCCTTAATGTTAGGACTACTTGCGTTGCCTCTCATTGCATTTCCGTATACACTCTCTTGTCTTTGTGACATTTCAACAGGCGTCAGTGGGATGTGAGTTAGATTGTTTATCTCACTTGCTTTCTCGTTACGGCGCATGATAGAAGGTATGAATGAAAGAGGACGCTCATAACGGTTCTGTAATTCAGTTGCCTTCTGTTTAATCGTCCCACGCTGTTGCTTTACATAGTCAATAAAGGCATCTTGGTGGTTTTCAACTGAAGGCTTGTGAAACGCCATGCTCCCCCTTGGAGTCAAAGGAACACCAGTGCTATGCACCGCAGAATTAGTCATGACTCTTACTGGGCCAATAGTTCTCGCATGGTCAAGAAGACGTTCTATCATGTCGTTGTGATGCTTATCATTTGGAAGGCCGAGATTTTGAAGAACAGTAATTGGGTTGCTCTCAGGAAGAACTTCAACACCAAATCGTTTTACGATATTCCCCACTCTTGCGTGTGGGTCAATCATATTACCTTCAGAAGAGAAAATCTCACTCGCACTTTTCTTTTCGACTTCTTTCCCACCATATGAGTAAGTGAAAATACCATCTTGTGGGTCTGCCATTCTCAAAACTCGCCCAGCGTCTGCTAAGGCCCTTGCTGAAATACTCCAGAAACCAGTAGGGTCTTGTTCAGGGTCAGGCATCTTGTCAGAAGGAACCATGGCGAGTAATCGCTTTGCCATTTCAATGTGTGCAGCATTATCAGCGGCATCTTTTTTATCTATATGCTTAAACTCTGCAAGTCGTTGTTTGTTAGTATACACATCACCGTATCGCTCAGAATGCTCATATTCTCGTAGGCTTTGCTCAATGGATTGGATTTCCTCGTGTCGGTCATCCATTATTTCAATGAGTTCGGGGTTTACCTCCCCTCGCTCTTTCATTTCTTCCAGTTTTTCACTATCTTCATCCTGTAAATCCATGAGATTAGATATATTCTCCATATTCGTTTCATAATCAAAGTCACCGGATAAATCTCTTGAGATTTTACCTTGAAGACGGCCCGTAGAACTATCCAATTCTTCGGTGCCGGGAACATACAAAAAATCTTCTAAGTCGCCCCCTGCTCCTTGAAGACGGCCCATAGAACCCTTCCATTCCTTTCCATCTCTGACT